CTGCGTCCTTAATTAAACCTTGCTCATCTAAAAACTTATTAATAAAGTTTGAAGGAGTAGATTGTAATTTTCTCAACTCATTTCGGTCCCCAGGATTGAAAGAGACTTTTTTGTCTTTCAGAGCAAATTCAAAACCTTTGAATTTATCTGAGAAAACTTCGTCAGACTTTTGGTCAAACCATTGTCTTTTTCTTTCGTTCTCTTCTTCAAAGCTACTAGCTTGTTCGGTATATCGCTTATACTCTTCGTAAATTTCTCTTTGCTCTTCAGAAATAGTTTCTCCCCTTGACTCAAGAGGTACACTATATTTTTCTTTCTGAGCATTAAAAAACTTCTTAGCTTCAGCAACTGCCTTTTTCGTTTCTAATCTTATTTTCTTAATAGAAGATTCTTCATCAATGTCTTCATCATATCTATAGTCGTCCATAAGAACTTCTATATCGTCAGCATCAAGACCTTCTTGTGTAGCGCTCAAATACTCTCTTAAAAGAGTTTCTGAGTCCATAGAATCTACATCTTTATTCAATTTTATAAAATCCTCGATTCCCCTTCCTGTTTCTTGCTTATACTTTAAATAAGCAGCAACATCTTCAGGCAAATCTACAGATTCTTTTCTTTCAGCCATTAAGTCATCAAATGACTTAATTTCTTTGTTATATCTTTTTCCAATATATGAAAGAACTTTTTCTTCAGACAATTCCTCGTTATCTATATTATTTTCGATTTCAGGAACTTCAATAGGCTCATTTTCAATTACAGGTACTTCATTTCGATTACCATCATTTACTTCTGCAAATTGTTGCTCGTGTCTATCAAGCAATTCTTGTTCTACTTGTACAGCGCTTTTTGTTTCAGTACCGTCTAATGCTCTTACTTTAAAATTTTCCATTTGATTTGATTTAATTTGTTACAAATATATACATATTTTTTTAATTTTTATCTAGGGTCAAATTCTCCTAAATCAAAACCATCTAAACTATCTTCGTTTGACTCAAAACTTAAAGGCGGTAAATTGTTTTTTCTTTGGTCAATTAACTTTGATTGTTCAGTATTTTGCTGACTTATTCTTTTGGCTTTAGCAGTTTCTCTTTCTTTTTCTCTAGCACTAAGACTTTCAACTTCCATACCGTTTAATTGCTGATTATAACTAAATTCTTCAGCCATTAATTGAGATTTAAGTTCAGATTGTCTTTCAAGTAGTTGTATCTCAAAAGCAACTTCAGCTTGTTTTAATTGCATTTTAGCTTCTGTCTCTAATTGTATTTTCTGCATAGCAGTCTGTGAAGCCATCTGTTGAGATTGCATTTGCATCTGAGCGGTCATTTGTTGTTTCTGCATTTCCGACTGCTCTTGACGCTCTTGTTTCTTAACTCGTTTCAATTTCAATAATTGGTTTGCAAGTTTAAGATTTTTAATCTCACGAATATCAATAGCATCTTCAAGATTAATATCTCCTTTAGATAGCGCCATTTGAATATTTCCTTCAAGCTGAGCTTTTTGTTCTTCATCAGGAGAAATCTCAATAAAGATACCAAAGTCATAAATATAAAGGTCTTTAATCTCATTTAATATTGACACATTAAATCTACCTATTTTATTTATAAAGTCTTCTTTAAAATCAGAGTACTCTAAAATATCAGCAACTCTATAAGTAAGAGCTTCAGATAAAGTCTTGTAAATATAAAGACCACCTTCAAGGATATGTCTTGTAGCTGTATTTGAATTTAAAGCTGCTAATTTTTGAACACCAACTAAAGAGTTAGGATCAGGAGTAGAGCCATCTCTAGCTTCATTTAATCCGGTTACTGACCTAATCATATCTAAATAATGATTATAGTTAGCAATCAACATCTGTGTTTTCGCAGCTCCTGAGTTTGAAGTCAGTTGAGTAATAGGCACTCTAGCGTTATTAAATTCCCCATCTTGAGTAAAACTACGTCCAATAACAGAACCTGTTTGGAAATATAATCTTAATGCATCTTCAGGATTATAAGCAGCTCCTGTTCCTAAATCAACTTCATTTAAACCATCGGCATCAATGAACACTCCGTCAGGAACTGTTCTATTAATAACTTGTTGAAGTTTTAAGTGTGTAAGCTGAATAAGGTCAGCAAAAGGAATCATTCTACGAACCAAAGACTCAATAACTCCTTTATACATACGTGGAGCACACGCTACGTAATTTGGTATTGCGTGTTGAGAAGAAGACTTAGGTCTAACCATATTTTTAGAAAGGTCCCATTTTAAAAGAATATTAGTTCCCATAACCATAACACCTTCATACCAAACATCAATAGTTTTTTCTATCTTTTCAAAACCGCCTTCTTCCATCATTTCTGTAGGAGGATTGAAAGTATCATCTTTCTCAATAACTCTTGAATTTCCATTATCAAGTTTTTTCTTTTTATAAACTACTTTTTTAGTAGTCTTATAGTTGAAATACAATAAAGTACAAGTATCTCTTGAAAACACACTATTCTGATAAAACTGAGCTACGTTAAAATAATCATACCAAGCCTGGCTATATTGAGTTATTTCTTGTAAATCTTCTTTAGTAATTGACGGGTCTATCTTATATAATTCAGTAATAGGGACTGTTTTAATTTCTCCCCAATAAAAACAATCTTTAAAAAATGGATCCTCAGTATAGCTATAAACAACATTAGCAGGGTCCACATAAGAAACCTTAACACCTGAACCTTGTAAGAACTCGTGTTTAGCGATACCTATGCCAAGGACAGTCGCATCGTAATCAATTCTTTTTCTTATATCGTAATAATTGTTTTCTTCAAAAATTGTGTTAATAGCTTCTTCTTCAGCTATTTCAATAGCAGGCTTATAGTTAAGCTGCATATATAAATTTAATTCCTCATCATTATTCGGAAGCTCATTAGGGTCCATAACAAATGGATTAACTCCTGAAAGCTCTTGAATTTGAGAAAGTATTTCTTTACCGGCAACTTGAGACTCAAGCATTTCTTGATACTTATTTCTTTTAGATTGAGACATAGCATCTTGTGCGTATGCTTTTACCTTAAAGAGTCTATCGCACATTCCGTTAACGACAACATCAACAAACTTAGGTATAATAGGCACAGGTGTCCAATCTAAGTTTAGATAAGATAAATCTCCATCTATTGCTAGTTCATTTTTATATTTACCTACAGATTGTTCTCCTCTTGCGTAAAGTCTTAATTTGTTAAATTCTGCCCATTGGCTGTAATACCTGCAAGACGTTCCGTCTTTTCTGAACCATTCATACTGAATAGCTTGCCCAACTTGTAAACCAAATTGAGAAGACGCTTTTTCCGCATCAGTAGCTAACTGACTTGGAAATGCTGACGATGTAATATCTATTGTTATGTTTTTCATCTAATTATTTGACTATTAGTTCCATCATTTGAATACCTTGCGAAGTTAATAATAATTTTTGATTCTTTTTTCTCAGGTTGATATAAATGCTTTTGATTAGCCATAATAGCCAATCCCGAGCTAATAGAGGCATCAAATTTGGTTCTATCACTTATATCAAACTTAGCCCAATCCTCCAAAGTTCTCGTAAAAGGCATATTTCCAATCTCATCAGGGTCTCTATACATAGCTGCCGTATCAAAACCAATGTGTTTTTCTATGTACGACTCAATAGCAGAAGCGTGAGATTGTTTTACGTCTTCAGAAGAGTTAGGCATACCACCAAGTTCTCTTTCTGTTTTTGATAATTTATTATATTGCTTGTCAGGTCTATTTAAAGAAAACGCTCTATATCCTCTATTTTTAAAATGATATAAAAGCCTAGGCTTATTGTTCTCTATAAGAATTGGCATACCATAAAATACGCAAGCCATTAACACTTCTTCAAAGAATATCTCAGCAGTTTGAGGTCTAGCTATGTATTCTAAAAAAAATTCATTAGAAGGAGCCTCGTCCATATTAAATTTTGTAAGTCCGTGAAGAGAACCATTTGAACCTCTACCGCCAACTACAGCAGAAATATCATAAGGGTCGCAGCCAAAAGAACCAATGTGTTCATTTCCAGGGTGTTTTAATCCACCTCTTAAATGAACGTTGTTTTGTAAGTGTTTTGCAGGTGTCCAACTAACCAAAAACCTTCCTCTTGTGTCAGGAGTAAAAATAACTTTAGTGTCTTTTATTCCGTCTTGCCAATGAAAAGTTCCTCGAGTTGTGTAGTGCTCTTTTATCAAACTATCATTGTAGTCGATTTGTTGGTATATTTTTGTAAGATTAAACAACGATTGTTTACTCTCATCTCTAAATGCGTGTGATTCAGTTCTCGGGAACTGACGATAAAACTCATTCAAAGCATCGGCATCATTTTTTAAAGAATCAACCTCAGCTTCCCAATAATCGATAGCGCCATTTTTTATCCAAGCATTATCAACACCCATTACAGGTTCTTTAGGTTTGTAGAAAACAGGCACGCCATACTTGTCTATAAATCCTTCCATATTCCATTCCATAGGAATAAATAAAGAATAAAGTCCTGACTTAGTTTGTCCATTCGCGTTTCTAACTAAAACATTAGAGTCTTCATACATATCCTTGTAGTTCTGACCACCTTTTGATAAAGCATTTGAGGTCGAACCCATCATACATTTACCGATAATCTTGCTACCTAAACGCAAACAAGTTTTTACAACTCGCCAATTCTCTTTAATATTATTTGGCTTAATCCACTTTCCACTCTCATCGTGAGCTAAGAACAATAATTTCTCTCCATCATAAGAGTTTTCCTCTGTATTTTTCCAGTCAATCGAGGTGTCTAATCCTTCTATTGTTTCTGCCTCAGAGTCATACATATTTTTTTTTGTAATCTTAGACGCAGGGACTCTAAAAGCCAATTCTGTCTTTGGCTTATCCATACCGTCCATAATAGGTTTAAAGAAAAACGGCAGTCTGCTATTTATAGGAACGACTTTATCTGTAAACATTTTTTTAGCATCGGCTCCTGTCTTAGACAATATACCAATTCGGGAATCTCTTGCAAGAGTACCAATATTTATAGCTTCCGAAGAAGACATAAAAGAAAATCCTGAACGTCTAATTTTAAGATATATCATTCCGAAACATCTCTCATCAGCTTTACAGGCTTCCCAAAATATCCAATAAATTCTATTTGCTTCACGGAAGTCAGGATACCCAACGTCAATACTTGACCATTGAAGATACATATAATGTGAACCTGTTATATAAGTTTTGATTCCATTATTCATAAACCAAAAACCTTGCTCTCTACAATCAAACTCTTGTTCGATGTAATCAACCCATCTGTTTTTAAATTCAGAAGGCATTTCATTCCATTGAAATATTGATTGTATTTTATCTAATGATTTTGGTAGAGGCTGTCTTTCCCAATATTGCTCAGACTTTGTTGAGCTTCTTTGATAACACTCTTTGGGCGTTGCAGGAAGTGCAATGTAAAGGCCTGAGATATTTATTATATCTCCTATCTCTCCTGTTTTGGATATAACCACAACATTATATTGCTCATTATAACCATATATCCAAGACTTAACTCTGTTTTTGTTAGAGATTACAGCTTTGGGTATATAGTCATTGACTATACTATACAGTTTATTTTGACCTTCTTTCTGCAAATCCTTGTTTTGTATCAGTTCGACTTCCTCCTTTTTCTTCTATCTCAAGACTTTCTTTTTCAGATTCAATTCTACTAAGAATCTCGAAAGCATCAAATATAGCTAATTTTTTCGTTGCTGCTGCATTTTTTAACTTATCAGCAGCTAAATCATCTCCTTCACTATTTGGATCCAATATGGAGTCCTCAGCAACTTTTATTAATTCCTCAACAGCTTTATGCCCTGCGGCAATAATTCGAAGTTTTACATCTTTAGTACTCATATCTTATCTATAAAACATTACATATACCATTCGGCCTTCTTTCCAACCTGTATTTGGATATTTACTATGAAAGTAATTTGAAGGATACATCAACGCACGATTAGGCTTATATCCTATCACAGAGTGTAATTCCCAATTATCTAAGTTGTTAGCTTCTTCTGAAAGAAATCTATTTGCTTCTTCATCAGATGTATCAATAGGCATTTCATATCCAATTTTATTATGCTTCCAAAATGCAGTTCCGTGAATACCTTCTTTTGTAGATTCAGATATATAAAGAACTAAAGCTCTTTCAGGCCTAATGTCTCCAACTTTTGAATCTGCGTGTATTCTCCAATCAGTATCTAATTCTTCTGTAGCTACTCTAAAAAATCCTAATAAACATTCTCTTTTCACGCCATCTATGGCGCTTAGTTTTTCAAGAACTAAATTATCAAATTCCTCATTAGTGTATTGTACCCAAAATGGTTTATCTCCAACTTCGACTCTTACAAATTCATTATCTGATAAATGCTGATAAACAGATTCATAAATTTCTTCTTCTAAAAAATTATCAACAATATTTATCATAGCTTAATTGTTATTTGATGATCAAACATTCTATACATTTTCTCTCCATCAACATCAAATTCATATTCGCTGTCCGGAGAAAAACAAATAAGGTCGCCTGGACTTATTCCCTGACTAACTAAATAAGCGTTAGGATAAACCATTCTCCCCATTAAAGGCTCTTCTTTAAAAGGTTTTTTTATAAATGATTCTGTAGCAGGAATTGGCTTAACAAAACAATATCTATCGTAAGCAAACCAATTATCATTATGCTTGTACATAAAGAATTGGTCAGTCTCA